GATAATGAGGGAGTCTTCGCCATCGTCTATGTCTATGGATCCCCACTTGCACATCCACAGGTCAGGATCCATCTCCACATAATAACGGTGATTATCCGGCCCTTCCGTCCACGAATCAGGACCACCTTGAGTGAAGTGTGGGTCATAGACCATCGGGTAAATCCCGATCATCTCTTCGCCAGAAAGGTGCTTCTCCCACATGGAGTCAACGTCTGCCCATCGGCAGCCGCCTTCGTCCGTGCCATAGGCGAGGGGGAACCCTAGGAACAGGTCACGGAATGAGATGATTGTGTTCTCATTCATCGAACTCTTCCAGTCGTGTCTGTTCCCACATTATGCCGGGTTCCAGCAGGCGCCCACTCTTGTGGATGGTTAGATGCACTTCTGCTTTCTCTCCATCACCGGACTTGTTCTTCCACAATCCCGCACTTATTTCGGTTTCATAGTGCTTGCGGTCGTCTTCGTCCAGTTGGGTGTCATCCCACCTGCGCCACGTTTCAATCAGGAAGTGACTTTCGCTAGTGGATGCGTACCGTCCGGCCTCAATCCCACCAGCACGGCCACGGTTCCCTGAACCCCGGCCAGACTGATGCAGGATCACGCCTACAACACGCCAGTCCGACACCAACTGCTTGAACGATTCGATCTTAGCCTGCACGCTGGCTGCATCGCCAGCGCCGCCGCCCCGAATCAACTCCAAGTAGTCGTACACCAGCACCTCAGGTCGCTGCCCATCCCACAGTTCTACTGATGCGATACGCATAGCCTTGTCGATATCGTCCACGGTCATACCTGTGGACTCAAAGTGCAGGTTGGTTTCGTCACGCATTAGTTGTTCGACACGTTCCCACGCTACGGGATCGTCGCGGATAAGTCGCCCCACCCAGTCCTTCTGGTCGATCTCCATGCGGATGGCTGCGTACCGACCCCAGAACATTGTTTCGGTTTCATCGGGTGAAACCCACAGGGTGCGATGCTGACGGTTGCGGGCAATCATGTTCAGCGCCAGCAGGGTCTTACCTGTATGCGACCTACCGATGATGGTTACAAGTTGTCCGCCACGAGCGCCACCCAAGGTGGCCTCATCGAATACGCGTATACCGAAAGACCATTCACTACCTGACCGCAGGTCGTGGCGCATACGCCGGACCTGTTCCTTCTTCGGGGTGAACAGCCTTTGCAGGTCTGCGGCAGAGATTCCCTCTATTTGTGCTGGAGGCTCCGAGGGGGGAGGGGCCGGAGCGGAAGGTGATCCCGCTCCGGCCACGCGCCTTAGTGCTTCCTCCAGACTGAGTTCCTCAGGCACTTACCTGACTCAGCCAGTTGTGGGGGTCAATCGGATCCGGGCGGTCCTTCCACCCGAATCCGTTCTTGAGTTTCACCAGAGCGGCGAAGTACCCGCTCTTGTTGGCGAGGGGATGGTTGCCCTCTCCTGCCCCCAAGTAGGGGATCCCGTCGGCGTTTACGCAAGTCGCCTTCTTGATCTTGAAGTCCCCAAGCCCGCACTTGCCGTTCTTGGTGACCGGGATCGGTTCCCCCTGCAAGGCTTCCGCCCAGTAGTTGCCGGGGAAGTTGCGCTGCCCATCAGCGAACAACTTGCGGATGGCCTGATTACACAGGAACATGGACTGCTGGCTGGCGAACTGCACGCCACCCGTCCGTTCAGCGTTCCAGATAGCCAGCACCTGAATGTATTCCTGATCGTCCACGTACCTAGACGGCAACCCGTCGGTACGACCGGAGGTTGTCACCACCGCCGCACCGGGGAATGCTTCCTGAATGGCAGCAGTTGCCTCAGGTACGGCACTAGCAGTCACACTAGGCGCATACGCTGGTCCTTCGGGTGCTATTGCGATCTCATGCCCTTCTGTCAGGTTCACGAGAATGTTCTTGATGTTGGGTAGTTCCTTAGCGAGAGCGCGTGCGTTCTCTATTGCCATCGTGACGGCCACGCCGTCGGGTTCGTTGCCAATCTCTGCGACAGCGAGTTCAACCGCTACCTTGAGAATGACTTGTGATTCTATACTTGCCCGCTCTAGCGGACTCATTGGCGTCCAAGCCATAACTAAGTGCCTCCTATTGTTGCACCTTTGCACCGTGCGAAGTTTTCGCACCATTTAGCGGAACACCACCAACCGTTGTCACCCAGCGGGTATGGACCCGTTTGAGTTTCCAACAGTCGGCAGAGTGCCGACACCTTCTGGCGTAGCCAGTCGAAATGCTCCTGCCCACGCGTTAGGTCCATACGACCTACACCTTTGGGGTGCATGATCGCGTATGAGAAGTTGGGAATACCCAATGCGTAACAGTAGGCGATGGATTGAACATCCCAACGCTCGTACTGCCATCGGTCACGGGTGTAATCCTTGCCGGGGAACTTCCAATCCCATAGCCGGTCTGCTTCAACTAGGTCAACCGTGCCTGTCAACCGAACTATGCGTTGATCGTCTTCAAGTAGTGGAACGTCAAACGTGTGTTCAGTTTTCAACGGTTGCAGCAGGGGAAACACCAACTCATACCAGTTCGTAACCCTTGCTACACCTGCCGTGTGGGCACTCGCAGGATTGTACGAGTTCCACACCTCAATCTTGTCAACGGTTTCTTCCCACTCGTATTCAAACGCATCCAATGCCGACTGAAGATCCATAGGTGCGTCAGCGTGACCATCGTTTACGTCTATGAGTGAGTTGCAAACGTCTTCTGCAACCGTATGACACACGGTGCCCAGCGTGGACGCATCCTTCAATGGCTCGCGTACAAGGCCGAACACATCGGTGCGCCATCGTTCCAGACACATGTCTGAGGTTTTGATGGACGACTGACGAACCCACGTATGGACCCATCGGCCATCCTCTGCTTTGTGTAACGGATACTGCATGGTTCTCCCTACCTGTACTTAGTATCGCCCCTCCCCCTTTAGGGGAGGGGCGTGTACTGAGTACCCCGAGTCTACTCTTCGTCCTCGTCGGAATCCGACACCTGCTCGTTACAGTCAGGTGTTTCTTCTGACGGATCCGTGTCTTTTGTTACGATCAGGTTACGAACACGTATCAGTTCTTCACGAGTGAACGTGTGGTCATACCCCTGCGGTGTCAGATTCATCGTCTTCACCTCCGTGTATCATCGTCAACACCGGACGCTTCTTACGCAAGGATGGGTGGTCCGATGGCCTCTTAGGCCAGAGGCGTTCCCACACAGACCAAATCTCAGTCAACGTAATCAGCCTGCGTAGAGCAATGTCTGATTCGTGGTCAAGCGCCCAATCGCTAGCGCATTGTTCCTTGAAGTTTGCATACGACAAGCCGATTACTGTGAGATTGAAGTATCCCATAAGCAACTCACGGGGAATACTCATCCTCCACTCGTAATCTGAACCACCCCCATGTACGCGCTTACCCATCCAGAACCGGCCCTGCCACATCAAGCCGTCCTCAGGACCAGTCTTTACATACACGCTATTTTCGTTTGTCTTAGCGAAATCGACAACGCGATCTCGCATTCTGATGAGCGAATCTTCGTCGCGTGCACGCACGCACACATAACTCGGCCCCTCTGTCGTCTTGTCTACAATGGAATACATACCGTCTAGGGTGGTTAGCCACATGCGCACCTCCTGTGCGTTAGAGCGTGTGAGGGCGGGGTGGCGGAGGGATTGCGCCCCCGCCCCCACACGCGAATGGTTAGAACCGAACAGTTAGAACGGCTCTTCTACTGTGGGGAAGGGTTCCATCTTCGGACCATGAGCCTTGAAGGTCAAGATGCGAGGACAGGTACCTGCCACATAGTGGTTGAATGCCTTGATGTACATAGCGGCAGTCAGTCGGGCATCTTTCGTCCAACTAAACGTGCGCTTGGCGGTGTCCTTCATGGCCTGATTCCTCAGCATCCATGCAGGATTGCCTTCCGTCTGTGACGGTTCGCATATCTCAGACAGGAACTCGTCTGCCTGATTCCATCCACCCCAGTTTGCACAGATCACATGCGCAGCACCGATACCCGCAGCGGACATCGGTGCATAACTACGAACCCGATGCGCACTTCGCGCCCCGGCCTCCAACGTGTTCTGATTGGAAAGGATGTAATCCACAAGGCGCTTGTTCGACAACGACTTCACGTACTCCGTGTTGACGTTGGTGTCCTGAGCCTTCTCAAAGGCCAGTACACGCCTTGCGATAGCAGGCAGGTTCTTGACATGGTGGATCTGGCGGGGATTGTCCGGGTCGTCAGAGATGATCGTGAGAACATCCACAATCGAACGCTTACGGCCCATGTCCACAGCCATGATGGTCTGCGCAAACGGCACACCCTCCATAACCGTGAACTCTTGCACCGTTTCACTTTCCACGATTGCAGAAAGCCGATGCTGACCATCGGAAAGGCGTCCCCGCTCATCCAAGCGGATCGGATCCCCAATGTTGTGCCAGTCGTCATCCAGCATCGCAACCGCATACTTCATCACCAGCATGTCGCTGATGTTGCGATTGGGTGCTGCCTTGTCCAGCAAAATGCGGGCCTCCGCAGGCCCAATGAACTCCACCGAAGTGGACGGGGCACGACTCCCGATACGTGTATTACTACTCATGCTTTCCTCCTGCATGGGTTGAGAAAGGTGTGCGTTGGTAACGCAGACGCACCCCTGCGTGGCAGCCGGAGGCTGGGAGGTTTCGAGAAACCCCCGACCGCCGGATCTGCCTATCTTAGATGCCTAGAACGGTTCCTCTGCACCCACAAGTACGAGGTCCAGCAGGTACCTTTCCGCTGCATCAGCGATAGGAGTATTGCCGTCAAGCGCCTTCACTAGCGCCCGCTCTTTGGCTGCCTCTGTACTCTTGCCACCCGTGTTGATCCGATGCTGTTCGGCACCCTGCATGGCGTTGTATGCGCCCCATGCTGTGGGGTGGTCCTCACGTTCGGTCCTCCACGCATTCCAACAGGCACCACGCTTGGCGAAGATCGCAGTCTCCGTCTTGTGGTGTGCGTCCTGCTCCGGGCGGGGAATCACTATGTCCAGCATCTCTGTGAACATGCCGTCCGTGAAGTCCTGATCTGTCAGGATCAGGGCCATGTTCTGCAACGTCTGGCTCTGAGCCATCGCCAACTCAATGACGCTGGAACGCATCGTGAGCAACGTGTCGTGATTCTTCGTGGCACGGACACCGA